TCGTATTAGTACCAACTAAAAAGTAAAATAGCAATATGCAAAAACAAAATAGAAATACAATCAATTCATTCAGCACAACATTCGTTTCAGTGTTAGGACAACTCATTATGGGGTTGCTCCTAATAACGATTGTTATGGCGGTAGCAGTTCTTGTAGATCCTGATCTTGTAAAGCCATGGGTAGAGTAGATATAAATTGCACCGTACGCCGTACGTACGTACGCGGTTGGTTGTGATATAGTGTAGAATACCACGTGCGTTAATGTCCATATATGGGGCGGTATTATGGTATGCTTGGTCCGATGTAAAATCAGCTCGAAAACACCTCTATACCCCGACGCATATATCCCTATATATCCCCACACCCCCCTCACATTTTCCATTTTGCCAAACATTTTTAAAATTCACAAATCCAAAACTCAAGAGAGCCAAAAATTTTTACCATCGATAAAGTATATATTTATATTTGGAATATTTAAAAATATTTTGTATATTTAACATATGTATTTAGGTCCAACCAAACTTAAATCTATCTAATATGTCTAAACTCGAAGAAATACTTTACGAAGCCAATAAAGAGGGACTACGTGAGTCTGTACTTAAAATGGTAAATACAATAAACCAAACCCATCATCACATGGATATGCAAGACAAAGTAGAACTTGCATATACACGAGTAAAAAATGAAATACAATCAAAACAAAAATAAATGGTTACCCTGAAAAGAATTTCCTTCAAAGAAGCACAACAATACATTTCTACCAAAGATGATTGCCTAGGCTCCGAACCTGCTTTTTTCACATTAAACTCAGGAAACGACGGATGGGAAAATGTTACATACTACACTACCCGTAAAAAAATAGATTACTCAAAAAAAGGAGAAGGCAAATCGTGGGTATATATATTATCTAGTCCATCATCCCCAGGTTTACTTAAAATTGGTTATACTAAAACTGAGCCTGAAATTCGCGCTAAACAAATATCTAGTGCAACCGGTGTTGCTCAACCATATATTGTAGAATGGGCGTTCAAATGTCACGACGGAGATCTTTTAGAGAATGAAGTCCACAAACATTTAGATGGGTATCGAGTTGCCACTAATAGAGAATTTTTTCAAATAGATATTAATGAGGCTAAAAAAGCCATTGAATTTTTGGGAGAACGATATATTTAAAATTTGGATATCTAATAATTTGGTTGTATATTTATATATATGGATAATATGGAAACAAGGTTTGAGCTGGAGCAGCTTTTACTAAACGAACTAATTTTCTTGCAAAAGAAGAAAGAAGAATACTGGAATTGCCATCCCGACAATCCCGAAGGAATAGACCCTATAGCTGAATATAATAGAACAGTTCACGAAATAGGTGTGCTAATGGAAAAAATCAAGAATTTAAATAATCATTGATATGCCTCGATGGTGAAACAGGTAGACACGCAGGACTTAAAATCCTGTGACTGATGAAGTCGTGCCGGTTCGATTCCGGCTCGAGGTACAGCAAGGGGAGAAAAAGGAAAAGAAAACGGCTGCAAGGTGATCTAGACACTGCGCAGGTAGCCCCTTACCAATTTTGGTCCTATAGCTCAACTGGATAGAGCAACAGCCTTCTAAGCTGTAGGTTACAAGTTCGACTCTTGTTAGGATCACAAAAAAATATTTTCAAAAAACATAAAAATAATTTGGATATTTAATTTTTTGTTATTATATTTAATCATGTTAAACAATTTAAAAAACAAAGTTATGAAAAACATGTTCGTGTTAATGCTCGTTTGTGGTATGATTGCCACTGCTTGCTCAACCAACGAATCCACCACAACCGAAACTACAAGTGAGCCTGTAGATTCAACTCTTTTCCAAGATACTGTGGAATTAGGTGGTGGTAGTGTTGATACTGCTGCTGTAGCACAGTAATCAACTAAGTCAGGTGGCGGAATTGGTAAACGCATGAGTGTAAGTTGCTCTGGACTTAAACAACTATAAAATGTGTCCATACAGGTTCGAATCCTGTCCTGATTACTAAAAAATTAAAAAGTTATGAAATTAAAAACCACACCATTTGATATATTTTACTATTTAGTAGTAGGTTTCTCATCCTTAATAATTTTACTTTGGGTTATTCTACTTATCTTTAAAGGAATTACATTATTAATGTAAAAAAATCGTTCCTGTAGCTCAGCAGGTTAGAGCAACTGACTCATAATCAGTTGGCCGTAGGTTCGAGCCCTACCAGGAACACTAAAATTGAAAAAATTTCGTTCAGTAGATAATGGTTATGTTGACCCTATAGAGCATACATTGGGTGTACTAAAAAAGTATCCATCAACCAAAATATATATTGGTACTGATTCTCAAAATGTGGGAATACAAACAGTATATGTAACTGCTATTGCGTATAGATTTGGTATTAGAGGAGTTCATTATATTTATAGTAAAGAAAAAGTACCTATCATAAAAGACCTGTTCAAGCGTTTATTTGAAGAATGTTCTCGTACAATAGAAACCGCTGAATGGTTTACTCAACAAATAAATGTAAAAATAGAGCTAGATATGGATTATAATGAGGATGAATATTGGCCTTCTAATCGTTTAGTATCTGCTACTAGAGGATGGGCGAGTTCTTTGGGATATAAAGTAAATATAAAACCTTATTCTCAAATTGCTACTAAAGCAGCAGATTATCATTGTTCATAATATATCGCGGAGAAGAGCAAAGGCTGTTCACTGGGCTCATAACCCAGGGGTTGTGGGTTCGAATCCCACCTCCGCTACAAAGATCAGTTAAAGAATTAAAAAATGTATATTTATATGTAGAATGGATATAAATAAAATATTCAACTCGTTTACTAGCGAGGATGACAACATTGTAGCAATTGATTTTTCTGAGCATCCCACTTATTTATTGGGGATGTTTAAAAAAATAATACTTAATCATAAAAATTTCTTTATAAAAAATCTTATTTTTCTTTTAAAATCAGATCCTGATATTAATCATAATGATGTTGAAAGTTTAGGAGATATGCTTATATATAATAGAGCTTTTTCTTACATAGAAAAGATAGACCTATCTAATGATGCTCATATACAAGCTATAGAGAATAACTACACCCCCCAGCTAATGGCATCGTTAGATTCTGCTATTTTATATTTTGAAAATGTAGAAGAATATGAAAAATGTGCTATTATATTAAAAATTAAAAAAGTATTTGTAGAAAAAGTAAAATAAACTTGGTTTTATTTAATATTCTACTTATATTTCCATTATAAAACTATTACTATGAAAAACAGAAATATCATAATGCGGAGATTAGAAAAAGCAGAAGGTAATATTTCCAAACTATTTTTAGTACTTCAACGTGCTGGATCTAGAGAAGAATTTGAAGCTATTCTTAAAGATACGCAAGAAGTTATCCAAGATGCTAAAGCCTTTGTTCAACAAGAACCTATGGGATCATATGAATTTTAAATTAAAATAAACAGTTATGAAACTTACCGCAGAACAAATTCAAGAAAATTGGGATTATTTTATCCAACACATTAATACTTGGATATCATCTCCTCGTAAAGAAAAACTCCTAGAATTTTACGAACAATATAAAGATCGTTTAATTCTGATGCCTGCTGCTCATAAAAAAGAATACCACAATGCTTTTCCAGGAGGTTATATCGAACACGTTAATCGCGTTGTAGATTGTGCTCTTAAACTTAATAATTTATGGGGTGAAATGGGAGCAGATTTAACTACATACACTATTGAAGAATTAGTATTTTCTGCTATTAACCACGATTTAGGTAAAATGGGAGATGAAAATAACGAATCCTATATTTCTCAAACAGACCAATGGCGTAGAGAAAAATTAGGCGAAGATTATATGTTTAACAATAAAGTAGCATTTGCTTCCGTTCCTGATCGTGGCTTATATTTACTTCAGTCTCATGGTGTTCAGTATTCATTTAATGAAATGTTAGCTATTCAAACCCATGATGGTTTATACGATGAAGGTAACAAGAAATATCTTATGGCTTATATGCCTGAACAAAAACCACGTACTTGTCTTCCATTTATATTGCACCAAGCAGATTTAATGGCTGCAAGAATTGAATTTGAAAGAGAATGGTTACCAAAATTTAAAAATTCCGTGGAGTCTCCTAAAAAGAATTTTACATTGGATACTAGCACTAAGTCCAACACTAAACCTGCTATAAACAAACAACAAAAAGCACTAAGCACACTTAAAAGTGAAAGTTTAAAAAATCTATTAGATAATATATGATAATTCTAACAATAATTTTAGCGTTAATGGTCGTGATCCTAGGATACACGACCTTTAATCTTCTACGTAAAAACGAAAAACAAGAAGATATCCTTACAGGATATATGATTTATCTAAATAAAATTTCTAAAGTTATAGATGAATCAGATAAAAAATTAAAAGAAATAGATCATCGAGGGTCATTTAAAGCAGATGATGAAATTGGTTTTTTCTTTGAAAGTATTAAGAGTATTCAAACTATTCTCAATTCTTTTAATATGAAGAATTTATAATGGTATATTTTACTCAAGATACGGAAGATGCAATCGTTAAATACAATAACGAATTGGACCCGGTTATTAAAAGTAAAATATATGAAAGAAAAATACATTATCCTTTCTTTAAATTAACCGAAAATATAGTTCACACATTTAAATTTTATTATACCGAAGTTGAAAATATTGAAGATTTGCAACACGAGGTAATAACATTTCTTCTCTCCAAGATACATTTATTTGACCCCTCTAAAGGAGCCAAAGCATACTCTTATTTTGGAACAATAGCAAAACGCTATTTAATACTATCTAATCAGAAAAACTATAAAAAAAGATTAGATACTATCCCAGTAGAAGAAATATATGAAGATGAAAATTATTCATATGAATTAGAAGAAAATAATACTAATAATAAAATATCAGACTTTATGGATCTGTATGTAGAATTTTGTACTAAAAATATATTTAATATTTTTCCAAAAGAAGCAGATGCTCGAGTAGCCGATGCTATATTGGAATTATTCCGTAAAAGAGAACATTTGACCATTTTTAACAAGAAGGCACTTTACATTTATATTCGCGAGCAAATCGATGTTAAAACACCCAAAATTACTAAAGTAGCTAACCACCTATACAAATTATATAAATCTCATTATTTATTTTATGAAGAAAATGGTTATATAAAAATTTGATATAACTATATTTATAATAAAATATTATGAGCCAATTTGATAAAATAGTATTTGGTAAAAAATCTTTTTCTAATATTTTAGAAGAGATATACGAAAACCAAAAGAAAAAAGACAAACAAATATCCACGCTTATTTCGGAATTAAAACCATTAATAAATGAAATAGGTGATGCTACTCTTATAGTTCCATTAATTAAAGAATATATGGAAATAGGAGTTAAAAACGACGATTTACTTGTTAAAATGGCTGCTTTAGCTCAACGAGTTATAGCTAGCCAAGCATCCGGTGACCCTTTAACAATATCAGATGCTGAAAAAGAGCAATTATTAGCTGCTATTAACAATATAAAGGAGGAATAATGGCATACGGTCAAGTGGGTTTAGCAGCCCAATCATATCAAAATCAAAATTTTTTTAATGATTTTAACTCATTTACTATCCAACCAGTAAGAGTTCATTTTACATTTTTAGATATAGAATATATTAAAATAACATATCCTAAATTATATGAAAAATATGGAAAATATGAT